TTTCTATTCCGAGCTGATGGTGTAGGAATCTTCGTCGATAAATATAGCCATCGGCGAAGTGATTTGAAACGTTGTGTCGTCCAGCATTTGAATAACGTCGAATGGAGCGGTAGCCGTCCACGTACCATCGCCATTGTCAGTGATGACGAGATTGGAGATGGTGTCAAATGCTTCGAGAAGTTCATCGAAGGTGGGAAGTCTGGCTGTTTCCGATTCATTCCCGTACAGAATATCCTCGACAATACCGAGAACAACAGGATCTGTTTGTCGCGAGTCGATCACGAAATGTGATGTGCGTCGATAACCCGAAATTGCCGGGGGTCGAGTAGTGATATTCCAACTGAAGTCCATGGCTTCGGTTGAATCACTGACTGTCGTGTGTTCCTGATCGGACGGTGAAGCCAAAGCATTGTAAACGATGTGGATCTTGTATCCGTGCTCGTCTGAGAGATCGTTACCGACTCTGGTTCTGTAGGAGAATCCGAAAGACTTCCTACGCTGACGAGTTACAAAGAGACCCGAACGAGCTTGAGTACGACCCTCGCATTCAAGAAACTCATCGGGATAGGTGAAAGCCGTAATCGTAGCCTCATACTCTTCGTATGTCGGCACGTTGGCGTACTTTACACCATCGATGTAGTAAGGCTTTGCTTCTCCGCCAGAGGAATTCTCAGTGACTGATGTCAAACCATTCCAGACAACACCTGGTTGACCCGAAACATAGAGAACCCCTCGGTCCACACCGGTTTCGTAGGAACGGGCACCGGAAGAGTTCCAGGCAAGTCTTGGCACGTGGTATTCCTCCTTTACCCGCTAGTTCCTAGTGACTTCTTCCTCTGAGCATTGAGAGCTTGACGTTGGGCGATCATGTCTCGTCTCGATTGCTTCTTCTGAGGAGCATTTTTCTGACTGCATACCTTGATGAGGGTAAGCAGTCGATTCAGATGCCAATACTGGCATTCGAACGGGATGTTGAATGAAATCATCCAGTAGTAGATAATCTCTGCAGTGATGACTTCACGAATCGGTCTTTGGTTGGGTGACTCATTGAACCAAGTCGCGGTCATCTTCGCACCGATGTACTTGTTGATTTCCTCGAAATTCCCCTGAGAAAGTTTGTCGAAAATTCCCGGGGGAAGTTCCGGGGTAATTACCATCGCCTTAATGTACCAGAGAGTCTCTTCGGGAGACTTGTCGTTTGCACCAAGGAATGGTTTCTCGAAGAATGACTCCCATTTTGACAGGGAGGCCAGAGAGTGTTCCATCTCCATCTCAAACGACTCGGTAACGATGAATTCGTTCTTCTCCTCGTCGAATGACTCACCCAATGGTATTACTATGGTCAGCATCCCTGGCCTCCCTCCTTTTTACTTCTTCTCTTACGAGAAGTCGAAGAACCAGTCGTCGTCCGTACCGGCCGTGAACTTGTAGCCAGCGGCGGGCTTCGCCGTGACCATGGTGTCCGCGGTGATGACGACCGCACCGGTCACCACTTCGTTGTTGATGTAGTAGTTCACACCAGTCACCGAAGGGATCGTGATCGTGTCGGTACCGGAATCGTAGGTCGGAGCAACCGGCGTCACCGTGGTGATGGTGCCGGAGAACAGACCGAGGACATCGGCAGGAGCGGGAAGAGAAGGGTCCGTACCAGCAGTCCCGTAGAGGAACTCTTCGAGGGTGGTCAGAGCCGCAGCGTTGACCTTGGTCGAGTCGATCGTCAGGCTGGCCGTCGGCTTGTACATCACCGAATCGACCGTACCGACCTCGACGGGAGTGGTGGTCAGCTCCCAGCTGAAGGTGATGGCCTCGGGCGAGTCGTTGATGGTCGCGTAGGCCTTCTCCGAGGGAGCCGCGAGAGCGTTGTAGATCAGGTGCAGCTTGTACCCGTAATCGGTGCCATTCAGGTCGTTGCCGAGACGGGTTCGGTATGACAGACCGAAGGTCTTTCGGGTCTGCTGACCCACGGAGACACCTGGCTGGGGCATCGCCGTACCGTCACACTGCGCGAACTCGTCTGGGTAGGTGAAGGCCTCGACAGTCGCACCGAACTCCTCGGCGGACAGCAGGTTGAGATACTTGATGTTGTCCGCATACTGCGGGTTTGACTCGGCACCAGAAGGCGATTCAGTGACGGAGACCAGACCGTTCCAGGCGAAGCCGGTGTCATAGACACCCGCACCATTCGGAAGGTAGAGAACTCCGTGATCCACACCGGTCTCATAAAGTCGTTCGCCGGTCTGATCCCACGTGAGCAGGGCCATTTACTTACTTCCTCTCAGAAGTAGAGATTGAACACATCATGGTGAAGGTTGTTCGCCGTGTAGATCCGATTAAGTCGACACGTCGGAAGTTTGGCGACCTTGTCAGGGATCTCACTGTCGGGACTCCTGTCAATTACCGTCACCATGTAGCGCTTGTTGTAGGTGTACGGGTTGTTCCCGGCGAACTCAGTTTTCGCATTGTCCCTTGCGTATACGATGCAAGGATATTGCATCTGCACGGTAGCAGGAGGCTGGAAATATACCTGATTAGAGCCCAGAAGCTCCTCAAGGAGTGTCTGGAGCTGTAGCCTTTGGCCCGTTGTAGACACCTCCCAGTCTCAAGATTAGACGGGGTCTCTGCACCTCGACATCCGAGACTTTCCACAAAGACCCCATCCATTGGACATAGCGAATGGCAAAGAAATGATCGTTGGCGTACGCGTCCGCGACGATGCTAATGGAGTTGTTCACCGAGAGATCGTCATTGACACTCTCTCCCTCCCGGAGTCTGCGAGTATTACGAAGCACATCACCGAAATATGATCTCTCGGTAATGACATCATCCCAGACTCCGGGAGACGTCTCCACAGTTTCGCCGTAACCGACCTTACCGTGGAATCTTGCCATGGCTAGGTTCGACTATCAGGCAGCCGGACGGGTGAACGACCACTCGTCCTCAGCGTTGGTGGCGAAGTAGTAACCACTGTCCGCGGTAGCCAGAACATTGAGCGTCGCACCCGCAGCGAGAGCACTCTGAGCACCAGGCGTCAGCGTGGCATCGGTGTCCGCGTTCACGTAGGTAACGCCGGTCACGGTCGGGATGGTGACGACGCCCGTAGACTCGTCGAAGGCGGGCATCACCGGAGTAGCCAGAACGTTCGAACTGGAGACTCGCTTGACGACCAGAGCAGACTTGTACTTGACCAGAGCACCGGATATCCGGGTCTCGATCAGCCACTTGAGCTGGTTGTAGTCGATGTCGAAGTCGTCGAAGAGAGTGACCTCGCCGCCCTTGTCAGCACCGACATTGTAGTCACCCAGGTTGACGATGATGCCGAACAGGTCTGTGTGATCCTGCATCACCTCGACCTCGACGATCCGGTCGACCATCAGAGCCGCAGCGAGAGCCTCCTTGGTCTCCCAGCGCGGACGACCGAAGGAATCCTCCGTCAGGAGCATCTCCACCAGCACGGGACGAGTGGTGTAGAACGTCGGGGTACCGGTGCCGTGGTAGAACTGCATACCACGCTTGACCGCCTTCACGACCTCGTAGTAGTCCGGAGTCGCACCGACGTTGACATTGACGACAGTAGCGAAGAGCTCGTGCTCGTTCAGGATCGAACGGATGCCCAGACCGTCGGTCTGACCGACCGGGTCCTTGATCTTGTCCTCGTCGGACACGTCACGACCGTCACCGATGAGAATCGCCCGAGCGAGCTCCTCCTCCAGCATCAGACGCATCTCGCCCTTGATCCAGGCGACCACGTCGAAGTCGGTGATGTCGACCACGTCGTCACGGTCGAGCTTCTGCTTCTTGTAGACGGTCGTGGGTCCGGTCGTCCGCTTGGTGACCGAGAAGAACTCTTCCTTCTTGAAGTTCCCCTTGATGTAGCCCTTGGCCCGAGCCTCCTCCATGGTGATGTCAGCCAGGATGGTCCTGACCCTGGAGAAGGGGCTCCGCCGAACGCCACTGAGAACACCGGCGACCCACTCGGTCCGCCGCTTGATCCACTCGGGGGTGTTGCTGAGAGTCTTGGCATCCGGGAACAGAACCTCAAGGTTCTCGATCCCGTGCTGAAGAGCGTAGTTCTGGGCGGCCTCCTTGAGGGAGCCGAGCTTCACGGCGTCGGCCATGATCCCCTGAACGTCGGCGTGCGACAGCGTGTGCTTCTTCACCTCGACATCGGTACCCTGCTGTTCGAACACGTTACGCGACATGTCCGCTCCTTCCTGGTGATTGAGGTCGCCCTCGTCGGTCTTCTTGTCGTCGCCGTCGGAGTCGTCGGCCGTGTCTTCGGAATGCTCCGCGGCGTCACTCTTGACAGTGAGTTCCAGCGCGGCCTCTACCATGGCGTGAACGACGTTCTTCGCCTCGTCTGAGAGGTTGTTGTAGGCGTCCTGAAGAGTCTCGTCACCCTCATCAGATGACGTGTCGTCCTCAGCATGTTCGAGCTCGAACTTGAGCCCGGTGTGGATGATGGCCTCGTCCTCGAGAGTCTCGACGTCACCATCACTGTGCCTGATACTCACCCAGTCGATCTTGGCGCCGGGGTTGGCGCCAGCGAGAACCAGACTGACTTCACGAATCATTCCGTGAGTGACGATGCTGCCCTTCTTGACGAGCTGGTTGGCGTAGATTGACATCATTGTGATGTCGCCATGCTCAACCAGCATCTTCGCGTTCTTGCCCTGGGGCGTCTCGTTGCAGAAGGCGTATGCGTAGACGCCATCCCCACGAGCTTCCAGCTTGGCATGACCCAGAACATTGTCGGCCTTGTTATGGCCGTGCTGCCAGACGAGAGGAAGCTTCATCCCGTCCATGTGCTTGAAGGCCTCAGCCGTAATGGTCAGACCGTCGGAGCACTTGAGGCCAGCCTTGGTAGCGTAACCACTGAAGTCAGCTTCCATTTTGACTGTCTCCTCCTGTCCCTACTAGTTGGGGCGGTGGCGACTCCGACGGAGTCGATGGTTGTGGCATGTTACTGTTCTGTAGCTTGTCCGCCTTCGGGTCCTTGGCTGGTTTGAAACCAATACCTTGACGGATTTCGTTGGAGGTAAGAATTTCGTTCCGAGTAAACTTGTCAGCGATCTCCGCAACCTGCTCCATAGGAACGAGTTCGAACGGGTTACGGAAGAACAGAATCGACTGACCTTGGGTTCGAGCAGTCTTGGTGAGGAATGCCCGACGCATAGACTCAGTAACTGCCCTGAGAACAGGCTTGATTGTCCGGTTGTAGTAATTGATCATGGCCTTCTCATCGGCCGTACCATTCATTACTTCTTCCGTCAAACCAAGCTGGCTGTAGAGCATTGCCGTGAGATACTCAATCTGCTTGAGTAGGTTGTTCTCTGCCGGACGGTTCAGCTGTGTAATTTTCTCAGTTCCGTCTGTATAGGCAATGCCGTATCTACTGCCCTTGAGCTGAAACTCGATGTCCTTTCGACGTTGTTCAGCCTGCTGTCGACGAGCCTCAGACTTGATGACGTACGGGAGCTGAATGATCATGTCAAGCTTGCCCGAACTGGACTGCTCATCCACAGCATCAAGCATGTTTAGCTTTCGAATGAGTCGTTGAAGCGTTGAATTCGGCTCATTCATTACAGCATAAAGAGGGTTTTCGACTATCGCCACAAACTTCTTAAGGAGTGTGATCTCCTCACGATAGCCTTTCTTCTCATTGTAAAGACTGACACGTACCTTGTCCGGGTACCATGCTACAATCTCGGCAACGCGAAGAGACTGAACGTCAAAACCACCAGACACGGCAGGGTTGATCGTCGTATCGACAGGAACAATCGCAACTACCCCCTTATCAAAGAGAGACATCGCCATGTCCTGACGAAAGTGAGTGGCCCCTTGATCCATGTTCGCTTCGAGAGTGAGACAATCATTCAGACCACTGATGATGTCTTCCAAATATCTCCCACTACTATCCAAACGAACATGACGAATGTCAACTGCTGCAAGGTCAATACTCAAACGAGTGAGAATCGA